ATTTGAACCTCGCTTCTGCGACGTTCATGTTTATTGATGACGAGGCAGACGGTGCCATCGACATCCAACAGTTCCTTCGGACGATTGACGATTCAACAAGTCCGCTGAAGGGACACGTTCGTGTTAGCAACAAGACTAACTCCAACGACTTTGCGATTTTTGCGATTACCGGCAACATCACCGAAGCGACGGGCTACTTCAAGGTTCCCGTTTCTTACGTCAGTGGTTTAGCTACAGAATTCTCTGACCTCGAAGACATCATCACGACGTTTGCTCGTACTGGTGATGTTGGTCCTCAAGGTGTTAAGGGTGACCAAGGTGACGTTGGACCTACTGGTCCCACTGGTGCCACTGGTCCATCAGTAACTGGTCCCACGGGTGCGGCTTCCACCGTTCCCGGCCCCACGGGTCCGACAGGTGCAACAGGCGCAGGCGATACAGGTCCCACCGGACCTACGGGTGAGACCGGACCCACCGGGGCCGTTGGTGCTACAGGTGCGACTGGACCTACCGGTGCGGACAGCACAGTTGAAGGTCCGACTGGACCTACAGGTGCGACAGGCCCCACAGGTAACCTCGGTAACACCGGTCCTACTGGTGCGCAAGGTGAGGCTGGCCCAACAGGTGCAACAGGAGATACTGGAGCAACCGGACCTACAGGACCGATTGGCCTAACTGGACCGACTGGTGCAACAGGAGATACGGGGGCAACAGGTCCTACCGGTTCTCAGGGTGAACAAGGTGTTACCGGTCCTACAGGTCCTATTGGAGCGCAAGGTCCCACTGGAGCGGACGGGGTAACTGGCCCAACCGGTGCAACGGGTGCTACGGGCGCTCAAGGTGAGCAGGGAACTGGCGTCACAATTCTTGGAAGCTTTGAGACTGTTGGAGAACTTCCTTCTTCAGGAAACAGCCCCGGTGATGGTTACCTAGTCGGCGGTGACCTTTACGTTTGGGATGACGAAAACTCCCAATGGGTCAACGTCGGAAACATTCAGGGACCGACAGGTGCTACCGGTGCTACCGGTGGAATAGGCCCCACAGGCTCGACTGGTGCAACTGGTGACCTTGGTGCATTTGCTGTTGTTGAGGCAACACCACCATCTAACCCCGACGAGGGCGATGCGTGGTTCAACAGCAGTGATTCAAAAATGTACATCTACTATGACGGTTTTTGGATTGAAACCGGCGCTGCTCCAATTGGTCCAACTGGACCCACTGGTGCCACAGGTGCGGATAGCACAGTCACGGGACCAACCGGTGCGACCGGTGCGACAGGTCCAACGGGTTACCGAGGGATTACAGGACCAACAGGTCCAATAGGACCAAGCGGACCTACTGGTGCTGATTCAGATGTAACTGGACCAACAGGGCCTCTTGGGCCCACTGGTGCAACAGGCCCTACCGGTGCTCCTTCTAATGTCACAGGCCCCACGGGTCCGACTGGACCGACTGGACCGACAGGTGCAGATTCTCAAGTAACAGGTCCGACTGGACCTGCCGGTGAGTTTGTTCCTGCTTTCGCAACTCCCCCCTCAAGCCCAGAGCCCGGTCAGGTTTGGTTTGACACCGAGAACGGTGCAGTCTTCGTTTACTACGACGACTACTGGGTAGAAGTTGGAACAACGGAGTTTGGTGGTGCAACAGGTCCTACTGGCGCTATTGGACCGACAGGGCCAACAGGTCCAACAGGTGCACAAGGTGACCAAGGTGTAACAGGCCCGACTGGCTCAACCGGTGCTACTGGTCCAATCGTTACTGGACCTACTGGACCGCAAGGTTTTGGCTCCACTGCTAAAGGTTTCTATCAAACATATGCAGACTTTGCTGCCGGTGCGGGCGCTTCTTCTGCAGATGTTGGAGACTTCTACGTCATTTATGACGACGACACTATTTATATCTACACCGAGAATGACTCGTGGATTGAAGCCGGTGCCCTGATTGGTCCTTCCGGTCCAACAGGTCCTCTTGGTCCGACTGGTCCTACTGGTGCAGATTCGACAGTACCGGGACCAACGGGACCAACTGGTCCCCAAGGTACCGCTATTCGACTTCTCGGTAGCGTCAACGTAGTCGGAGATTTGCCAGCATCAAACAACGAGATTAACGATGCTTACATTGTTCAAGATGATGGCGACCTCTACGTTTGGGGTGGCTCTTCTTGGTCAAGTGTTGGTCAGATTGTTGGCCCCACGGGACCGACTGGTCCATCTGTAACGGGACCAACAGGACCGACCGGTGCTGCTTCTCAGGTTCAGGGTCCAACAGGGCCGACCGGAAGCATTGGACCGACAGGTCCTAAGGGTGGTGTCACCTATGTTCTTGACTCGACAATTCAGCAGGACGCTTACAACGTAAGTGGCTACGCCGGAAACAACCCCGAACTTATTGCAGTTCGTGGTGAGCGTATCTACTTCGATGCAAGCTCTGTAGAAGTGACAAACTCTGTTGCTCTTCGTTTGACATCAGGTAACACAGCGACCGTACCGGGTACGACCAACAACTCAACAACTTTGGGTCGTAACCTCACAAGTGCTGACCCAGTAATTGTTTACGACGTTCCGTTGAATGCTCCTGAGCAGATTATCTATCAGGACGTTACAGAGCTAAGTAACTTTGGTGTCATCAATATTGTTGACAAAGTTGGTCCTACTGGCCCAACTGGCGCAACTGGACCGACAGGTTCCCCGGAATACGATTCATACACACCAACACTTAGCGCAACTTCGCTTGTTGGTGGAGAAGCAAATGGAACAAGAACCCGTGCTGGACAAGACGTTTCCTTTGCCATTCAGATTGACCTCTCGACAACATCTGTTATGGGTACGGATTCTTGGTCTGTAACTCTTCCATTCCTTCCAGATGCCGGGTTTAGGCAGACTTTCAACGGAGTTATTGACGTTGATGGAACCGGCGCATCTCTCTATGAGATTGTGGGTGTTACAGATGAGGGTAGTGCTGTTGTCAATCTCTTCTACCCCGGAACAAATGGAATTCTTGCCGAGATAACAGATGTATTGCCTGCAACACTGTCTACATCCACAAGAATTTATGTGACCGGTTCTTACGTCTCGCAGGAAGTTGTGTAGGTGAAAAATGGCAGCGATTGATTTTCCAGAAAGCCCACAGGTAGGAGATACCTATACAAACGGTATTAACGTTTATCAGTGGGACGGAACAGCATGGCGTCTGGTTCGCACTAGCGCTGTTGGACCCACCGGTCCAGCAGGTCCAGCAGGTGCTGATTCAAATGTCACTGGGCCTACAGGACCTACCGGCCCCTCTGTAACAGGACCTACTGGACCTGCTTCAACAGAGGTCGGACCAACCGGTCCTACAGGGCCTACTGGAACGTTTGCTATCTCTGCTTGGACTACGTACACACCTCAGTGGACTGCTGCTACAACTAACCCAACAGTTGGAGATGCCAGTGTTACCGCTCGATACGTTGCAATTGGTGCAACTGTTATCGGGGAAATTCGAATTACTGGTGGAAGCTCTGTTAACGGGTTTAACAGAGGTTCTGGTGCTTACAGTTTTTCGCTACCGACTGACGCTGTTGCTGCTACATATCAGCCAGTTGGTCAAGTGGTCATGCGTAACGAAGGACCGGGAAATCAGTTCTTCGGGACAGCGATTTTTACTAGCGTAACTAATGGAATTGCCAACACAATTCAGTGTTACATGCATAGCCAGACAGCAACAATTGACGAAGGTGTTGCAGCCACCGAGTCAACTCCGTTCCTTTTCGATGTGAACGACAAGATTCTGATTCAGTTCATCTACGAAGCAGATTTGACGTAAGGGTAGATAATGGCAGCGATTGACTTTCCCGATAGTCCAAATGTAAACGACACGTTTACAGTTGGTCCGCAGACTTGGATTTGGACAGGCACTGCGTGGGACTTGACTGTAGCGCCAGTGATTGGACCTACTGGTCCCACCGGTCCGCAGGGTGCTGCTTCAAACGTAACTGGGCCCACTGGTCCGACAGGTGCTTTCACCATTTCGGAAGACACTCCTCCATCTAATCCAGATGAAGGAGATGCTTGGTTCAATTCCTCTACCGGTCAAATCTACGTTTATTACGACAGCTACTGGGTTGAGTCTGCTTCTAGCAATGTTGGCCCTGCTGGAGCAACTGGCCCGACTGGAGCAACTGGTCCACAGAACATCACCCCGGGACCTACAGGTTCAACCGGACCAACAGGTGCAACTGGTTCTCAAGGAAACACCGGACCTACTGGTCCCCAAGGTCTTTACGTAGAAGGACCTACTGGACCTCAGGGTCCAACAGGACGACAGGGCCCGACCGGTGCTCAGGGAGAGCGTGGCGTTGAGGGACCAATTGGTCCTATCGGACCTACAGGTCCACTAGGCCCGACCGGAGCAGACGGCCTTCTTGGTGCTACTGGTTCCCCGGGGCCTACTGGTCCGACTGGTCCTCGTGGATTCCAAGGTGCAACAGGTGCTCAAGGACCGACTGGTGCAACTGGTGCTTCGGTAACTGGTGCAACAGGTTCAACTGGACCGACTGGTCCCTCGGGTGGCCCCACGGGAGCGACCGGCCCGACAGGACCAACTGGTGCGACGGGTGCTCAAGGCGAGCTTGGTCTTCGTGGAGCAACTGGCCCTACCGGTGCGACGGGTGCCGCTTCAACGGTTGCTGGACCTACAGGTCCGACAGGTGCATCTATTACTGGACCCACGGGACCCACGGGTGCCATTGGAATCACCGGTCCTACAGGACCTTCGGTAACTGGTGCAACAGGCCCAACTGGCGCTGAGGGTCTCGGTTATGGAGGCATTACCTCTACAACGAACATCATTATTGGTGCCGGTAATAAAACATTTACAGTCAACGACCCGGGTGCCTTTGCTATCGGTGGTCGTATTCGATTTGCCGCTCTTTCCCAGCCGCAGGATTACATGGAAGGTGTTATTACTGGTGTTGCTGGCCTCAGCATCACATTTGTTTCTGATATCTACAACGGAACTGGTAACACTTACAACTCTTGGTTGGCAAGCATTGGTAGTGGCCCTACAGGACCAGCTGGCGCTACAGGACCCGTTGGACCATCAATCAACATTAAGGGAACAGTTGCCAACTTTGCGTCACTTCCCTCTTCAGGCAACGTTATTAACGATGGTTGGATTACCGAAGACACAGGAAGTCTCTATGTGTGGTCTGACCAGTCAACGTGGGTTGATGCTGGACAAATTGTTGGAGCAACGGGGCCGACAGGAGCAACTGGTCCATCAATCACAGGACCAACCGGACCAACTGGCGCAGCTTCTACAGAAGTTGGGCCCACCGGTCCGACCGGCCCATCCGTCACTGGTGCAACAGGCCCAGCCGGTCCTACTGGTCCCGCTTATTACGAGCTCGTTGGTAATCAGTATCTAGAGAACACGGTTCTTGACGAAGAAGATGGAGCCAGCATCGTCAAGATAAACAGCTCCGTGTCCACGACAGTGACTGTTCCAGCAGACGGGGCAAACGGTTACACGTTCCCGACAGGAACTCAAATTGTTATTACCCAGCTTGGTGTCGGTCAGGTAACTATCCAAGGAGACACCGGAGTTGTTGTGTTGAGCGAGGGAGCCAGATACACAACCAAAGCTCGATACGCAATTGCTTCTCTCATCAAACTATCCAGCAACTCTTGGCTACTGAGCGGAAACTTGTCGGCGTAATCATGCTTATTTCAACCCATGCGATGCACGCAACCCTCCCCGTGCCCTTTGTGGCAGCGGGGTGGACTTTGGTTGCCGATTCGACTTTTGGGACGACAACTATAAACACAATTACATCCAACAGTTTTGGTCAATACATTGTTGCCGGGAACTCAGGCAAAGTAGCCACTTCCACTGACAGCGGGTTTAGTTGGGTTGCTCGAACATCGAACTTCAGTACGAGCAATATTTACTCTTCTGCGTACTACGACGGTCTTTACATGATTGGCGGAAGTTCTGGAAAAATTGCTACATCAACTGATGGAATTACGTGGACTTTAAGAGCTTCTGGTTTCGGAGCTAGCGCTGTTTTAGGAATAACTTATGCACCATCTGCTTCGCTTTGGATTGCTGTTGGAGGCTCCGGAAAACTAGCAACCTCGATTGATGGCATTGAGTGGGTACTGAGAACTTCTTCTTTTGGAACTTCTTTTATAAATGAGGTCTACGCAACCGAAACTTTTATTATCGCTGTTGGCTACGACGGAAAACTTGCTACATCAACAAACGGTCTTGATTGGACGCAGAGAACTTCTTCGTTTGTTTATGACACCATCAACGATGTTGTAGCCAACGAAAGCAGGACTCAGTTTGTTGCTGTTGGTGACTCCGGAAAGATTGCTACATCATCTAACGGAACCTCGTGGACTCAGGTGTACCCACCTCCTTCTTTTGGTGCTTTTAGAATTACTTCGGTAGACGCAAACTCAGAAAGTTATGTTGCTGGCGGTACAGCCGGGAAGCTAGCAACTTCTCTTAGCGGAGTTGGGTGGACCCAGCGGCCTTCAAATTTCGGTCTCGACAACATCAATGCTGTTTTGCTGCAAGACAGTATCGGTATTGCTGTCGGGGGCTCCGGAAAGATTGCGTATTCGGTATAGGAGATATAAAGATGTTTAAATATGTAATCATTCCAGATGGCCCACTTGTACAGATTATGTACGGTGACAACGTTATTGACGAGTGCGGTCCTTGGGAAAGTCTTGAAGCAGCAATCAATTGGGCAGAGGCTTATGTTGCGAGAAAAAATGCAGGAATCCCAGAACCAGTTATTCCATAAAAGTACAATAATTATTTAGAGGATAGAAAGGAGGAGTACAGTGGCAGCAATTGATTTCCCAACCCCCACAGTTGTAGGTGAAGAGTTCACCGCTGGAAACAGCACTTGGGTGTGGACAGGCACTGTTTGGGAGCTAAAGCGCACTGCTCCCACTGGTCCTCAGGGTCCACAAGGTATTCAAGGACCAACAGGTGCAACTGGTGCTAAGGGTGACACAGGTCCTCAAGGTATTCAAGGTGCTACAGGACCCGTTTCTGACGTTGCTGGTCCGCAGGGACCCACAGGTCCAACTGGTGTTCAAGGACCCACTGGACCTCAAGGTATTCAGGGTGAACTTGGTACTCAGGGTCCAACAGGTCCCACAGGTGCTGACTCGAACGTAACCGGGCCTCAAGGTCCCACGGGTCCTCGTGGGCAAACTGGTCCTACCGGTTCGACTGGCCCTCAGTCTGAAGTTCCCGGTCCAACGGGTCCAACGGGTCCGGTAGGTAAGTTCATTGCTAGTCCGGTTCAGCCAGACATTGGATTGGCTACTGATGGAGATACTTGGTTCGATACCGGAACTGCCATTACATATGTTTTCTATAACGGTGTTTTCGTTAGAACTCAGGGCGGGCAAACCGGACCGACTGGCCCCCGGGGCTTGCAGAGTACCTACGCAGTCTCGACTGCGTGGTGGTTAGGCGTATAATATGCTGATTTCTTCGATTTCTACGAAATCACACCGTACTTCCGGTGTTATCCTATTTGTTGGGCTGTCTTGGTGTGAAAGAGGTAATGAATAATGCCCGGTTTTCTTGGCGGTAGCAGCGGCACTGGTGGCGGCACTGGTGGCGAAATCTCATTCCCGAAAGAGTTCATCGACCCAGTAACTAAGCTGCGTGTATCCACACCAGCCAACCTTATTGACACCGACTTTGAGTACGGTCTTCAGCCCACCAAGTGGGAGACACTAGAGCTAATTAACAACACCCCTTCGTTCTTCTCGAAGTCGGGTGACACGACCATCCCCAACATCAGTGCAATTAACACGATTCAGGGTTCTCGTGAAGTTACCGTCACAACAAGTCTGGACCACGGGCTTTCCGTCGGTATTCCCATCAACGTAAACGGTACAAAGTCCATCACTGCAGATGGCGCTTACATCATCAACTCGGTACCTACCGCCAGAACCTTCACATATCTAGCCAAGGAAAATCAGTTTTTTACAGCCGCCATCGAAGACCTCTATACCTCGATTGTGACTGGCGAGTTCTTCCAAGGCTCGCAGATTCGTATTGCTGATTCGCACGGTTTGGTGACTGATGCAGCGACTCCCTCAACTCTGACTGTTACAACAGAGAGTCCTCATGGTTTTGGTATCAATACACCTTTCTACTTTCTGAATCTGAACTCCACTATTTCTCAGGAGTTTGATTCGACTAATACCGCCGCTAAAACTTTTGATTCCAGTAACAACTCAACAGCTCGTGTTTTTGATGCATCGAACACGGTGACATCAGCTAACTACGACTTTTCTAATAGAACTGCAAGCCTTCCGGCTAGCGTTGCGGGAAGTCCAATCGCAGGTGTCAGCGTCGAAAATAATACAATTACTGTTGGTCATACAACAGAGACGTTTGAGAATCGAGCTATTGGCACTCCTCTTTACTACGACGTAGTTGCGTCTAGTGGCTACTTTGCCAACAAACCTCGTGGAGTTGTCTTCCTCAAGGGGACCGACTCTCTAGGGGCTTCCCTTTCCACATTTACGGTTAGTGAAATCCCCAACGGAGATGTAATCGACATTACGTCAGCAATGACTGGAACTTTCCAAGTTGCAGACTTGGTTGCGGAGTTTGCTGGTAATAACCAAGATTTCGACAGTCAAATCTCTTTAACCATTTCAAGAGGAACAGCTCACGAATTCGACGGAGACAACTCCGAGGGAGCTACCTACACGATAAACAGTATTAGTGGCCTTGGAAATATTGCCCTAAGCGGTGATAGCAACTGGTCTACCGGTCAGATGGTGTACTACAGCACAGACGGTGCGGCTGCTACAGGTCTCACAAACAACACCACATACTGGGTTACAGCAGGTAACCCATCAGCCAGTGTTATTAACATTACAGACACCCCCGACGGAGCAACCCTGACTGCCATTTCTGGCGGTACTGGAACCCAGACTCTGACCGCTACTTCTGTGTCTTTGGACAAAGATATTTTGGCTGTTCCCGGTCACGATTTTGAAGAATCAGACATGGTTTTGTACTCGTACCCAGCCGGTGGAGCGATTACAACATCAGAAGCCGCTCAGAACTATTACTACGTTCAGAATGTCTACCCAGACGGAACCCACATTCGTCTAACAACCACTAAAGGCTTTGTTCTCGATGGAACCACTGAAGCCCGTGCTGCTTCGAGTGGTCAACAGATTCTGAACGACAACCCGGCTGCAACTAGTGGCACTTACTGGATTAAGCCCCCCGGTGGAACAGTTGCATACCCGACTTATGTTGATATGGACCTTGAAGGTGGTGGTTGGACGCAGATTATGAAGCTGTCCTACAACACACTGCTCAGTCCATACATCGGTCGCCCCGGTGGGGCAACCCATGCTGGTGCTGGCTACACCTACGGCCCAACTTGGGACGGCTGGGCGTGGAACCAAGACTCCGACTTCGACACCCTGTTTAACGACAGTTCGAATTCCGACTTCAGCGATGTTGACTCTTTCTCCAAGCTGTTTTACCAGCTCCCATTCAATGATGTGATGGTTGTGTCTATTGCCGACACAACTAAGCGTCTCGGATGGAGGCACAACGCTCAGATTGCAAACATGAGAGCCGTTACTGGTGGGACCGACCTATCTACATACGGAGATGAGTGGTTGTTCCCGGCAGTGGCGCAGTTGGAGTACTCGTGGACCCGTCAGTTGGAGCTTTTCCCGAGTGCAAGGAACTACCAAGCTCAGACTCCAACAGTTTTTGGGTTCAAAGTTCTTTCCGACCGAGCAAATAACTTCAGCTCTATCAACAGTTATATGACCGGTGGTTACGACCCAGTTACATCAAACAACGTAACCGGTCACGGTGCATCTATGATTGGTATGGGCGGTACTGGCGGCATTAGCGGGCGATTTGGTGGCGGTATCGGGTTTGCTTACACCTCCAACTATGCCTTCCGTGTTGGTGGTCACTTCTGGAATTCCAGCTTCAACACAAACGTCACTAACTACCGACTTTTCACTGGTTTGGCAGTGTTCGTCAGGTAACCCCAGTTGTATAATAAGAGAAGGTCTAAGAAGAGGAGCTGCTAGCAAATGGCACTGCTAAACATCACCGCTGTGGGTGGAGCGGGAACGCACACTCTCCAGAAGACAAATGTCAATCTGGATGAAGATTTTGTGTACTTCCCCGGGCGTGACAGCGCTACTACGCTTTCCTCTCAAGTCACTGATGAGAGCGCTTGGGTCTTTCGTGAGGGGACGGGAGACCTAGTTGGTATCGACTCTGACAGTGTTTATTTTCTAAATGCTGACGATTTTAGCGTTGGGTTTTCCGCCACAGCAGGTGGTTCCAATATTGACATCACAAACTTTGCCGCAGGAACTGTAACTTTCAACTTCCCGAACGTTTACAACCAACAGTTCAACCTTTCTCAGGTCAAGTACGAAGACCAGCAAGCCGTCAAGTATGTAACAGACGGAGACGCAATTACTGGGCTTGTCTCTGGAAATGTTTACTACGTCAAAAATCTACTCACCGGTCTTGGCGGCTCTAGTACATACAACTTCACTACACACACCTTCACAACCGGCGGGGCAGAGGGTCGTTATGGCCCGACAATCAGCCAACTTCGCACAGAGTACGAGGGTGCGGGCGCTACTTGGGCCTCTCAGTACCTTTCTCAGGGGGACTATCAGGGGTATCAGGACTGGGAAGTGCCAGTTGATGGCGTCTACGAGTTCCATGTAAAGGGCGCTTCTGGTCGGGTCGGTCGAGCCAACGCCGGTCTCGGCGCTGCTGTTAAGGGCCGAGTGCGCCTCAACCGTGGTGAAATTATTACGATTGCTGTTGGTCAGGTTGGTGAGCTTCCCCCCAACAACACCACATGGCCTGCTTCATCTGGTGGAACATTCGTAGTTCGCAAGGATGGCAATATTCCTCTGTTTGTTGCTGGTGGCGGTTCGTCTTCTTCTAATACAACTTCTGCTCGTAACGCAAATGGAAATGGTCAGACAACCAACCAAGGTGGTCGTTCACAGCAGTACAACTCAGGTTTTGGTGTAGACGGTAACGGTGGTGCCGGTCGCTCGACTGGTGGTGCCGGTGGTGGCTTCTACGGAAACGGTGGAAACTCCGAGCGTGGTGGCGGTGGACAAGGCTTCCAGAGCGGTCTAATTGGTGGCTACCCTGCTGGTAGCTCCTCCGGCGGCGGTGGATTCGGTGGTGGAGCCGGTTCAGACGGTCAGACTTGGGGTGGCCCCGGTGCAGCCGGTGGTTACTCAGGTGGTGCAACTAACGCCCGTGTCGGTAGCTACTACTGCGGTGGCGGTGGCTCTTGGATTATCGCTACAGCTACAGATGTTGCGACTTCCACTGGAACATATAACGGTTCGTCTCAGCTTCTGGGTCGTGATATCACAACAATTGATTACAACGACTCTAACGCAGACGGTTCGGTTGAAGTAACTCTAGTTGAGTCTTCGGTGTATGGATTTGTTCTTCACCAGTCTCCCGAAGACGCTGCTCAAGACCTTAATGAGATTGAGGTTGAGCCAGCAGGAAGCTCTTACCACGCTCTTATCCCACTCACTGTGGATGTGGACTCCAACCAAGTTCATTTCACCAGCCCCCACGGGTTCTTTGCTGGTAAAGCCGTCAACTACTTCTACGAGGGAACACCAGTTTCCACTCTGAATGAGTCTTCGGTCTACTACATCGACGTTGTGGATGACTATTCATTCCGTCTCAGCACAACTCCGGACCCCGACTACACAACTGTCAATCTGACTGCTGCTTCTTCAGCAACATCAGAAGGATTTAATGATGTCGTCGTTAACCTTGACACAAACAGCTTTACTGTTCCTAATCATGGGTTCTTGGCAAATCAGCCTGTTCGCTATCGAACAGATGAGCAGGACCCGATTGTCCCCCTGCAGGACAACGCTACTTACTATGTCAAGGAAGTAATTGACGCTAACCGATTCACTCTTAGCCAGTCCCTTGATGGACCAGTTCTTGACTTGACTGCCCTTGGTGAGGGTCGGGGCCACAGCTTCGTCTTTACCGTTGTAAACGAATTTGAAGACAGCATCTACATCCCAAGCCACGGATTTGTTACCGGTCAAACAGTTCAGTACGCCAAATCTCGTGACTACGAGATTAAGCGTCTCTACTCAAGCGGTGTTTACAAGTATGTAGATATCGACACAGACGGTGGGTTTGACGGCAACCAGTTCTTGCTGTTTGACAACGTTGAGCGTCCATCAGAGCGTGCTCTCTTCCCGCAGTTGGAAATTACAAGTTTCCGTTCGTCCGGAACAACTCGCTACATCACAACAAGCGCCAATCACGGTCTCCAAAACCAAATGTTTGTTGAGGTCAGCGGTCTCCCAGCAACAAGTGTTGCTATTGACCGTCGTTGGAATGGGTTCTGGCGGGTTACTGGTATTCAGTCTGCTAACGAGTTCTCCTATACAGCAGAGGAAAGCTTTACACAGAACGCTACGGATGGCCCTGAGGGCGCAGTCATGCAGCGTGACCTTGACTATGAGTACTTCCTTGGCGAGCGCCGAGTAAAGATTCGTGGAATTCAGTCCTCCGGTCGTAACCGCTACATCTACTGCGACCGTCCGCACTACCACGCCAATGGGTATCTCATCAAGATTGAGGGAATCCCGGATGAGAACTACGGTGGGTACTTCAACGGCGAGTGGTTCAAGTCTGCTGATTGGAACCCCGGGGCTCTGGGCGATATAAGCAGCGAGTACGGTTTTTACTGGACAGCTGGCTCATCTCCCATTGGCGAAGATGAGAACATCACGTTCCCCTACTTCCAGCTTCCCACTGATGTATATGCCACGGTGGTGGGCTTTGGTCGAATTGACAACATCGAGACTGGCATTAATGGTGCCCGCACCCGCTTGCGTTACCGCAATGACTTCGCAAGCCTCACCCAAGCCGAAGAGCTTGATGTCAGCGGATTTGTGTCAAAGCGTGGTGGCTATGTAGAAAGCCGTCGTCTTGACCGCAGAACTCGTATTTACTTCAATCTTGACTACAACCACGACCGTATAGTTGGCGACCGCATCACGGTCAACAGCATGGAAGACCGCTTCCGTGATGTGTTCAACCGTCAGTTCTACGTCAGTCAAGTTATTGATGCTGACGAGCTTTACGCTGAGCTAGACGTTCCAGTATCTAAAGAAATCGAAAGCATTCGATTTGGCGATGCCACCGGCAATACAGGTCAATACAACGATATCTACATCAACTTTGCTGAAAAGCATGGTTGGAGTGATGGCGGAGACGCATGGTTTAACATGCGTGACTTTACTGACCAATCTGACAAACTGTGGTCTGGGGAATGCAACATCATCAACCGACGAAGCGAGGGTACTCGTCGCTACATCACCACAGACAATCCTCATCGCCTTAGCACCAACTACCGTGTTCGAGTATTCAACTTTGATGACGGTGACGGTAACGAAGCCGAGTTCAACGGGGATTGGATTGTTGCTGGAACCAGTAATGCTACTGAGTTCTACTACGACGTAGATACAGGAAACAGCCTCACCACTACGAACGAGGCGGCTGGGGTTGTCTCTGGTCGCATCCGTCGTGCGTACTTCCTTGACGATGTTTTCAACACTGGAATTACGTGGCGTCGTCGTACTGGGAATGTTGTGAGGATGTACCTAGATGCCAACCACGGTATGCAGGTTGGCGAATGGCTTCGCATCTCGAACTGTACCGGTTCGCAGCCAGAAGAGTTTAATGGCGAATGGCAGATTACTGCTGTCCCGAGCGCCCGTGAAGTTGAGTGGATTAGCCCCAATACGGGCACCATCGCTCAGCAGAACATCGACGGAACCGTTTGGGCTAGCCGACAGATTCGTGCCTTTGACGAGCCGCAATACACCTTTGCTGTTGCTGGTCGAGAAATGCTTTCTCACAACATTATTCAAATTGAAACCCAGTTCGAGCACGGTTTTGATTCTGGAATGACTGTCAACATCAGTGGTATGTCTGGCAACAACACTGGAGTTTTCAACGGAACATTTGACGTAATCAGTGCTGTTGATGACACCCATTTCACGTTGACAAGGCCCACTCAGACCAACGTTACGCAGTTCAATGTTACAAACAGAAGTAGGACTTCGTTCCTGTGCGATGTAACTTTGAACACAACGCACAACTTCCAACCGGGCGACACGGTAGTCATTTCGAATATGACTGGAACCAACATCGAGTCCTTCAACGGAACTCATGTGATTACAGCTGTACCTGCTACCAACAGAATTCAATTTGTTGACCCGCTTGGTGGCGACGGAACAATTGCTGCTGCTTCGGTAACAGGAGTTTGTCAGCTAGAGCGAGTCCCCCTTGCAGCATCTAGCGGGACAATTCGACTCAATAGCTACAACAGCTCTGGATATAACATCACTTCATACGCCGACCTTGTAGAGACATCGACTGATGGCTACAACGGCATTATGGTCACTGACACCGCAATCCCGGGTCTTAACAACCGTGACACGTACTACGTCCAAAAGGTTGACGACAATACAATTCGCTTGTCTGAGGACCCAAGTTTTGTCAACATCGCTGACATTCAGGGTGTTGGTGTTGGCAACCACTCTATTATCAACAAGTCAGTTGATTACGAGAATGACACAATCACCATTCCAAACCACGGATTCTCACTTGCAGAACTTGTCGAGTACGACACTGGTGGCGGAACTGCAATCGGCGGTTTGACTACAGCTACTCCGTATTATGTGGTTCCCATTGATGGAAACACTTTGCAGCTGGCTACATCTGTATCCAACGCAAACAACGGTGTTGCTATTGATTTGACAACAGCTACAACCCCGACTGGCAACCACACGTTGAAGTCCTTGATTAGAACTCCTGATGGCACATACACCATTAGTAATGTTCCAAGCTCTACAACATTCGAAGTAACTGCTAACGGTTCAGTTCCTGAAATTGTCAAGACCTTTGACCCGCAGTTCACGGTTGACCTAGAGCAAAACGTCATCAAGATTCCTTCTCACGGGTTCTTGACTGGAACCAAGGTTACATACAGCCCCAATGGGGGGACTGCTCTTGGTGGTCTAACTGCTGACACGGTGTACTACGCAATTGCTGTCAACAAGGACTTCATCAAAATTGCTGACACAGCGGAAAACGCTGCTTCTGGCATCCCTCTCCATATTCTAACAATTGGAGCAGGAACCGAGCATCTATTTACTTCAGCCCAAATCAACGGTCAGATTACTGGTACCGGTACCGTAAGTACCGAAGTTGATTCGGTGTTGGTGAACGGTTCAGGTACCACCTTCTCCAAGATTCTGAAGGTTGGCGATGTATTCCGCCTCTTCCCGCCAGACATTGAGTTGAAGTCATACTTTGAAGCATCAGATGTTGATGATTCAGCTGACGAGATTCTTGCTGCTAACCATCCGTTTGTGACGGGTGAGTCCGTGCTGTTCAATGCTGGCTCCGGTGGTCGTCGTGTCGGTATCTCAAGAATCCAGAGCTCTGGAACAACTCGATACATCTACACAAGCGAGACCCACGGGTACTCAATTGGAGATACAGTCACCATCTCTGGGCTTAGCAGTGATGACGCTGAGGACTTTGAGGGTACGTATGTTCTTACATACGCCACTGGTCAGGAAATCCGTTACACGGCATCTGAAAGCTTCACCCTTGGTGTCGAGAACCAAGACTGGGGCGGTGTAGTAGACCCAGAAGGTCCAGATGGTGTTGCTCCAGCACCACTCATCAACGACCGTTACTACTATGTTCGTCGCATTGAGGATGCTGCTGTTCGAGCAATTACTGCTCGTTATCGAACAAGCAATGTTGTCAGAATTACAACAAGCGCTGCTCACAACTTGCAGCCCGGTAACGTTGTAACAATTGACAGCATTACTGGTGTAAGCCCAGAGGTGTTCAACGGAACGCACACAATTATTGCGGTGCCATCGTCCACCACATTTGAGTTCAACTCAAATGGAGCAAACATCTCTAACGCTGGTGTCACAGGCAATGTGAACAACACAAGTAGCAACCTTGTGACACTACACCCGAGCTATGAAGATGCGTTGGCTAACACAAATGCCATTGACCTTGCTACTCAAGGTTCTGGTAGCCAGTTGTACCTCAACCACGTTACGCCGTCTGCTCCTATCATTCGTGAGATTGCAGCTATCGGTTCGGATGAGCAGGTCACCGTAAGTCGCCCATACACGACGGCTTACGAGAATGTTTCCTACTCGTACCCGACCTTCGTATACGTGCGTCCTCAGGGGTACTCACTACACCGCCCGTTCGACGGTGGTGTTGAAATGTCTACCGGTGCTGATACTTGGTACGGGTCGATTGTTCGTCAGACCCGTAAGTACTTCCGTTACCAGTCCGGTAAGGGTATCCAGACTTCGGCTGCTGTGAACTTCAAGCCCAGCATTGACATCGAAACAATGTACCGAGTTGGAACCTCGAACGTTGTTCAGATTCGTACCCGACGCCCGCACGGTCTCATCAACGGTCTGTTTATTCGAGTTGACGACGCCAAGGACCAGTACGGCGTAGACAGCCCCGTCTACAACGGAACCTTCCAAGTAACCGTGATTGACTCGTTCAACCTCACTGTTATTTCCCAGCAACCTATTGTTGAGCCGGTCGTCTACGGATACCCGAGACTCCACGTTGACGCTTGGACAAACGGTGCTATTCGTTCCGGTATGTTCGACTTCCAGAACGGTATGTTCTACGAGTTCGACGGTCAGAAGCTCTACGCAGTTCGTCGTTCTTCGACTCAGCAGATTGCCGGAACGTTCGCCTGCCTGCAGGGTTCCGAGAAGGTATTTGGCACCAACACGGCGTTCGAGACGCAGCTGAATGTTGGCGACTACATCGTCCTTCGTGGTCAGTCATATCGCATTGCTGACATTGAGTCAAATGACCGTCTTACGATTAAGCCCGAATACAAGGGTGCTTCTGGTACAGAACGTGAATTTGACCCAAGCACTGTTGTAAATACGACCACAGATACCTTCACCATCCTGAGCCACGGGTACACCCAAGACCTTCCTGTGGTCTACAACTCAATTGATGGTGAGCCGGTTGGTGGTTTGGTAAACGGACGTACTTACTACGTTGAGGTTCTGACAAGCAACACCTTTAAGCTGAAGGCAAGCCCAGACGCCGGAACTACCGTAAACCTTTCTTCGCAGGGGACAACAACAGTCCACTCGTTTACTCCTGCTAAGACGGGCATTATTGGTACGTTGACTGTTGACACCAAGATTCCTCAGGAAGATTGGAGTTTGGACCCCTGTAACGGAACTGGTCCTACTGGCTACAACCTTGACCTGTCCAAGATTCAGATGGTTTACATGGACTACTCGTGGTACGGTGCCGGTAAAATTCGATTCGGCTTCAAGACCGTCGAAGGTCAAGTTAAGTACGTACACGAGTTCACTCACAACAACCAGTTGTTTGAGTCCTACTTCCGCTCTGGTAACTTGCCAGCTCGTTACGAAGTCACAACCTTTGCGAACCCGACATACATCCCGTCGCTGTTCCACTGGGGTACTTCGGTCATCATGGACGGTGAGTTTGACGACGACAAGGCGTACTTGTTCACCAAGTCAAGCCAGACTCTTAACATTGGTGGTACGACCTCTAAGACATTTGGTTCAAATGCTCTGAGCAACATCACTGATGTTATCAACATTCCGTCACATGGTTTCTCTGATGGAGATGCTGTTCAGTTCTTGGGACTTGGTTCAAACGGTCTGCCTCAGAACAACAACCAAAACCCACGAACCCAGTACGTAGGGTCTTACTATCCGTATGACTACCTAATCAACGAAACCACGTACTACATCAAAACTGTTGATGATAACAACATTGCTCTGGCGTTCACCGAAGCTGATGCTACGAGAAGTGAAGTTCCCATCACTAGCATCTCAAAGTCAAACTACTTGGTAACTGTTGACACGAATGGCAGCCACAATCTACAAGTAAATGATTACGTGTTCATTCGTATTAGCCCTCAATACACGAACTACCTTGCTTACTCTGGGGTAGTCCGAGTGTCTCAGATTGTTGATGCCAACACATTTAGGTACTACCAATACAGCTACCAACGTAGTTCCAGCACCATCAGCAACCCGCAGAACTCGTTCTTCCAGCGGAACATTATCAACTTCTACAACAGTGGAAACTCGCAGTCCACTTACAAGTTGTCTCCGCAAGGTTCGTTGAACAATACGTCTGGTACTAACTACCAGCCACTCATCTCTATCCGACTGAGCCCCTCGGTTTCAGAAGGTTTGACGGGTGCATTGGGTGACCGAGACGTTATTAACCGAATGCAGTTGCGTCTGCAGGAAGTTGGTGTTCAGACCAACGAGTTGATTGATGTGAAGATTCTTCTGAATGGACGACTCAATAACTTGAACTTCATCGCTGTAGAATCACCATCGCTGGTTCAAGTCGTGGAGCACACATCAAATGACACCATTTCCGGTGGTATTCAGGTGTATAACTTCAAGGCATCTGGTAACAACGGTGTTGAGCAGTCAACTAACGTTGATGTGAGCGACTTGTTTGAGCTCTCAAACTCCATCCTCGGAGGTGACTCGGTGTTCCCGGACGGGCCCGACATCCTCACCGTGGCGGTTGCTCGTCTGACCGGTCAAGAAACATTGGCCTCAGCGAAACTGTCATGGGGCGAGGCTCAGGCGTAAGGAGAGGCGCAGATGGCTATTCAAAGACTTGCTGCGGCAAGGCCACAAGCAAATGTCGATACAGGCATGGTTACATTTACGGACAGCTATTTGGTGTCCGTGGTTGTCACCAACATCTCACCTTCGGCAACCCCAATTCCTAGAGTAGCCATTTTCATTGTTCCCTCAGGAGCGTCAACAGAAGGTTCCTACGTTTACCTTGCAAATAATCTAGACATCGGTTTCGGGCAAAGTTTTGAGACTTTTAGATTTGCTGTAAACCCGGGTGACGGTCTATTTGTTAGGTCTTCTCAGGCTACGGTGTCTTTTAGCGCTTATGGTCTTCTCCAAGACGATGCAATTGGTCAAGGAGATTTGTCTCTTACGTTTACAAACAAAGTTATTCGTGGCGTAGACAACACTCTTTACTTAGACATCGGGGATACTGCAGACCGACGCTCTGATGCCGAGGTTGGCTATGTCCGCTTCAATACCGAGTACAGCGCCCTTGAGGTTCTGACAGGTAGCGAATGGGAGCTTGTTGGTACCGGAACTGGGGACGGAGCTACTGGACCGACTGGACCTACAGGTCCCATCGGTGACACGGGACCAACCGGTCCTGAAGTAACCGGTCCCACCGGACCCACCGGGCCCACTGGACCTTCTGGAGGACCAACAGGACCAACTGGAGCCACAGGACCAACAGGCCCGGGTGGCGGTGCAATTGACGTTGCCAACACAACAGATACAACAACCTTTGTTGGTCTTTATGAGGACGCCACCGGAACCATTGGTGGTAAAACAAACTCTGGAATTGTGTACAACGCCAGTACAGAGGTTCTTACGGTAACGGCAGTCGAGACGGGTTCAATCAACGCTCCGTCTAGTTTGACCGGTACCTACACCCTCACATCACCTACAACCATCACGCTGGACCCAGTTGATGAAATCATCAACGATGCTCCGATGAAGCTGGTCAGTAAGACAGTCCTTGAGCTGTCAACCTTGGTATCAAGTGCGGGTTCTATCGTCTACTGCACAGATGAAACTGGCGGACCAGTTCTTGCTTTTTATGACGGTACTGACTGGCGGAGGGTGACCGACCGAGCGGTGGTCCAGTAATGTCTGACGAGTTGCGGGAGTACACAGTTACCGCACCAGACATGGATATCACAGATTCCATCTGGGACGACCTGCTCACTGATGCGCCAACTCCTGACACAATCCCCGACAGGTCAGTGGAAGTAGCTAACGAGCGTACAAACAATCCTCGCAACACTTCTTACTTTCTTACTGATGCTGAAGCCGAGGCTCTTCGTCAGGACCCTCGTGTAGAGGCTGTAGAGAATGTCTCCGAAATCCCCGTGCGAAAGCGTGCTTTTCTAGACGGAAATTTCAACAAGCTAACAACCCAGACCGGAGAAAAGCAGAACTGGGGCCTGCTGCGTCACATTAATGCGACGAATGTTTTTGGGACTTCCACTTCTGACCCCGGTGGAACTTATGATTATGTTCTAGACGGCACGGGAGTAGATGTCGTAATTGTTGACAGCGGAATTCAAGCTGACCACCCCGAGTTCGAAGATGCTGAAGGTAACAGCAGGATTCAGCAAATTGATTGGTATACCGCCAGTGGCGTTTCTGGTTCAATGCCAGCAGGGTTCTACGTTGACTACGACGGACACGGAACTCATGTTGCCGGAACAGTGGCAGGCAAAACTTTCGGCTGGGCAAAGAATGCCAATATTTATGTCATTAAGTTGGCTGGCCTTGAGGGTGCGTCAGACCCTGTAGGAGGCATGAGCGCTGCAGACGCTTTTGACTGCATCCTTGGGTGGCACAACAATAAAACCAATGGAAACCCCACGGTTGTTGTGAATAGTTGGTCGTACATCATCTACTGGGATGAAGCGACCGACGAACTTACTTACAACGAAGTCACTTACTATCCGGTAACAGGTGGTTCCTATCAAGGTGTACCGCATAGCGATACAACAAAGGACACTGCTAAGGGTTTAACTGGTCAACAAGTTGATACAACACTTTTTGTTTTCAATCAGAGAGTCGCCTCAGTAGATGCTGATATTGCCTCAATGATTAGTGCTGGAATTGTTGTGTGCAACGCTGCTGGCAATGGCGGTCTGAAGCACGATGTGTCCGGTGGAGTTGATTACGATAACTACGTGACAGCCACCGGTCTGTCAAACTTCTACTACCACAGAGGTGCCTCTCCTTCCGTTAACGGCTCTTCTGGATTTGAGGTTGGCTCATTTGGCACAAACTTCATCGGTGGTGTGGAGGCAAAGTCTGTTTACAGCGATGCTGGCCCCGGAGTAAATATTTATGCCGCTGGGGACAGAATTATTAGTGCTTACAGCATTACCAATGCAGATTCTGCCAGCAATCCTTACTACTTAGACAATGGGTATTACCAGCAGGTTCTTTCCGGGACTTCCATGGCTACTCCTCAGGTAGCCGGAATGTGTGCCCTGCTTTTCCAAGCTCACAGGGACTGGACACCTGCTCAGGTTGTTGGCTGGATGCAGGGAAATTCTAAGACTATCCTGCACACCACGGGCCTCAGCGATGACTACTCCACCACAAACAGCGTGTACGGCGGACCAAATAGGATTGCTTACCTGCCAATGGCTGGTCAAAGACCATTTTCCCTAAGTGAAGTAGCATAAAGTCAGGGTTGGGTATAGATGATGTGTAGTAAACTAGATAATAGATTTCCTAGGAAAGTGACGGTGGCTGTCTAATGGCTGTAACTCGTATTGGGGCTGCTAACCCCCTAGCCAACACGCCTACTGCTCTGCCTGCAGTTACTACCACGGGTGTGGCCTCTGTCATTGCTTCTAACACCGAATTTGCGGAGGCTGCCACCACTATCTACGTTCAGCCGGTAAACACCGTTGATGAATCGAGTCGTGTCTATCTCGCTGCCAATCTAACTATTCAGGCTGGTCAGAGCTATGAAACTTTCCGTTTTGGTGTTCAGTCTGGTGATGTTGTCTATGTAGAGGCCAACACACCAGATGTGTACTTTTCCATGTCTCTTGTATATGAGACAGCTGGCGTAGACACTGTTTTCTATCAAGAGACTCAACCGGGGTTCCCGGAAGTTGGTCACATCTGGGTAAAGCCAAGCACCGGAGAAGTTTATTTCTACACCAACGACAACGGATGGTCCCAGCTTGCGTACATTGGTGAAGGACCAACTGGGCCTACTGGACCTGTTGGCCCTCAAGGCCAGCAAGGCATTACTGGTCCTCAGGGTTCTGGCGTAAACATTCTTGGAACATACTCCACTCTCCAACTCCTTCAGTCAGACAACCCGCTGGGGAACATCGGTGACGGATACATTGTTCAAGAAGACCTTTACATCTGGTCAGACCTAAACCAAGAGTGGGCTAGCGCTGGTCCGATTGTCGGACCAACGGGACCAACCGGTGCCACGGGTTCAACTGGACCAACGGGTGCAGATTCAACAGTTACAGGTCCTACTGGTCCCACTGGTCCTTCTGGTGGGCCTACTGGCCCAACGGGGGCAACTGGACCAACGGGACCAACTGGTCCTACAGGTGCAGACAGCACTGTTGTCGGTCCTACAGGGCCTACCGGTGCAACTGGTCCTACAGGGCCGGATGGTCAGCTCGGGGCAACTGGGCCTACCGGGCCCCAAGGAGACGATGGCATTGTTGTCTCAGCAACCGCACCAGCGAATACGGATGTTGTCTGGGTAGACACAAGTGTTGCGGGCAGCTATGGGGTTTTCCAGCCAGTGCAGAATGTCTTTTTCCACAACCCAAATACAGCAAACAGCGGTGTTTGGACTATCGCTTTTGATGCAGCAGATACTTTTGGCGGAACCGTAGCGAGTGCTGGAACACAAAATGAGTACATCGAGTGGAATGTGTCTGTCATCCCCGGAACATACACGCTAACCCTTATTCACGATGAGGCTGGCGACCGTGGCATTTACACCGCATCTATTGATGGAACAGATGTTGGAACTATTGATGGTTACAACGCATCCGCTGGTCCTGCTCTCGATGAGATTACTTCAATTTCTCTAGCTCAAAACAGCATTGTCCCAGTGAGATTTACTATGGCTACGAGAAACGCCAGTAGCTCTAACTACTACGCCAGTATTTCTGGATTTACTCTGACAAGGACGGGCGACTAATGAGTGTAGTCAGACGATATAACAACAGTACAAGCGCTTGGGAAGCTGTTGCCATTGGTGACCTAGGGCCGACGGGACCGACTGGTCCCTCGGTCACTGGTCCGACTGGTCCCATTGGAGAGACTGGGCCCACCGGTCCAAGTGGTGGTCCGACGGGGCCAACAGGGCCTACAGGCCCCACGGGCGCAGACGGTCCTACAGGTCCCCTAGGCGACACAGGACCTGCGGGTCCGACAGGGGCTGACGGACCTACTGGTCCCACCGGGCCTCAGGGTGAAGATGGCACTGCCGTAAACCTCAAGGGAGAAGTTGCCACAACAGGGGATTTGCCCGGTAGCGGTGTCGCTGGAGACGCTTACGTTGTAGAAGCGGACGGCGAACTGTACGTCTGGGACACAACCACTTCTCAGTTCCTCAGCATTGGTTCAATCCTAGGCCCCACCGGGGCTACAGGACCTACAGGCCCATCTGGTGGACCAACGGGTCCTACGGGTGCGACAGGTCCCACCGGACCGTCTGATGGTCCAACAGGACCAGAAGGACCTACTGGACCAACGGGTCCTACGGGTGCGACAGGCGCTCAAGGTGCGGACTCGACTGTTACTGGCCCCACAGGTGCAGACGGTCCTACGGGTCCGACTGGTCCCACTGGCCCCGCAGGTCCTGCAGGAACTACCACTTTTACGGGTCTGGATGAGGTTACAAACGCTAACAAGGGCTATGACGAAGCTGCTCTTCCTGCGATTGCTCAGCTCGTCGTGACACCTAACGGTACTAATGGGTATCAATTCAACAGTCACTACAGCGGAGACAACCCAGACGTTTATGTCCTTGGTGGGGCCACAATCGCCTTTAAATTGAGTGGTCTTACTAGCCACCCCTTCAGGATTCAGGAAGACACTGGTTCTGGGTTCGCCAACATCTCTAGTGGCCTAATCCACGTTGACACAGACGGAACCGTGAACGTGGATGTCAACGCTCAGGAGCAGACCTCAGGTACGGTTTATTGGAATGTTCCGGTAACTGCTGCCACAAACGGCTACCGATACCAATGCAGCATTCATACCGCTACCATGGTCGGGAACCTAGTTCACAAGGCTCTTAGCGCTATTTAGCCCATTTCTCTCCGCCAACTGTTATAGTGGTCTTGCCACTGCAGATGGAGAGAAATAATGACCCAGCTCCCCAATTGGTTCGCCAACGACGGGCAAGCAAATTTTCATGCCCACCTGAGCGAACTATCTTCCACACCAATTAGAGCTCTACAAATTGGTGCTTACACGGGGGATGCAAGCTTGTGGATGTATTTTAATCTTCTCAAGCACCCCGACTCTGTT